TGTTTGACTATTTCCCTACAGTTAAACTTGATTCTAAGGTTGATATTGAAGTTGATACTATTACTAAATTTGAAGATGCTTCTGTAACTGGATTTACTATTGAAAACCCAGGTATTAACTATCAGGTCAATGACAGATTAGTCTTTGATAACACTGATACTGATGGTTCTGGCGTTTCTGCTCGTGTATCTAGAATTAAAGGAGAAACTCCAAGTTCATATACTTTTGAAAATATTGGTGGAGATAATTATGGTGTTTTACAAACTACAACACCTCACAACTTAGTTGTAGGAGATCAAGTTTTTGTTGATTATACGCCAGTTATGGCAAATACCAACAAACAATTTGTTGTTAGACAATATAAAGGTATTGAAGAAATTGTAATTAATCAACAAGGTTCTGGATATAATAGTGATATTCCTCCAGAGATCACTATTGTTCCTAGAGATGGAAATGGAACTTCTGGTAAACTATCTGCTGTAGTAAGTTCAGTAGGATCTATTTCAGCTGTTAACATCCTTAACTCTGGTGAAGGATATACACAAAATCCTCGTGTTATTCTTTCACACCCTCAAATCTTCAAAAAGGCAGATTATTATGTATCACTTATTGAAAATAATAATTATCTAAAAGTTAATGATGTAGTTGTTAATGATAATAAAGAAGCATATGTTTGTGGTATAACCAAAAATGCTGCTGGAACAGCAAATATTGCATTTATTGCTAAATTATCTGCTACTGGTGTTAAAGAATGGCAAAAAACATTAGAAAGTACTGATGGAACTGATTATACAGAATTTCAAAAAATTTATGTTGATGGTGGCGATATTTGGGTTGTTGGTAATAATAGACCTAACAGTGCTCTTCTAGATTCATATAATCCTGATGTAATTCTTTGTAAGTATACTCAAACTGCAAATGGATTAGATGCTGCACTAACTTTCCAAAAAGCATATGCAGGTATTTCTGGATCTACTCGTTCTGATCAAGTTACATCAATTACAAAATATTCAGATACTAGATTTGTTATTGGTGGATTTACAAATACTAACTCTATTAATCCTTACGACGCTTACATTGCATTAGTTGATACTAGCGGTAACTTTGCTCTTAAGAGAAAGATTGCTTCAACCAGTAAGTCGGAAAAAATTACTGGTTTGATTGTAGATGGTTCAAATGTATATTTCTCATTAGAAATTGCTGATAATGCTAATGCAGCAGACATTAACGCAGGTTTTGGTAAATTGACTGTTGGAGTCAATGTTCTTACTGTTGATTGGATAAAAGAATATAATAATACTGCATATTCATTTATTGATACTGGATTAGCAGTTGATGAATTTAAAGAATTTTACATTACTGCTACTGCTAGATTAAAATCAGATGATACTACAAAAGATAGTTTTTGGGTTGGTAAAGTTGATGTTGATGGTACTTTAATTTGGAATTATCGTTATGTTGTAAGTGGTGGATCTATTTCACTTGCTCCTAAGTGTAGTATTGATATATTTGGTGATCTTAATCTTACTTTCGGTAAAACTGCTACTGGAGATGGAAATAAAACAACAGAAATTGTAAAAATTGGATATGATGGTGTAATTAAGAATCATACATCAAATGATTTCAATTTAAACAATATTGAAGGTATTACACCATTTGCGATTGCTAGTGATAATTCTGGTGATATGCATGTCTATGGTCAAACATCTTGGAACAGAAATGAGTTTATATTCCCGTTCACTGGTGGTGAAACTACTGATACTACAGGACATTATACACCAACATTCATAGGAACTGGTGGTGCAATTCAGTATCTTGGAGATGCAGCGTATATGCCTGCATATCAAACAGCGTCTCCATCTAGTTGGGAAAACGCTGCTATTAAATTTACTGCAGCATCTTTAGGAACTAAACTTGCAGATGATTGGACTTTAGAGTTTATGCTCTATAAGAATGGTTCTGAGTATAATACACATAGTCAAACTCAAGCATCCTTAATCAGTATTGGTGACGCTACAGACGCTACTGGTGGTCTCTGGTTGTATTATGATCTAAACACTGGATATCTAGAATTAGTTGTTACTAATAGTACAACTCAACTTAATAATGCAAGTTCTGCTTTACAATCTACATTAACTAACATGTATGCTGATAATACATGGCAGTTTGTAGGATTGAAAAAAGAGGGTAATCAGTTTACAGGTTATATAAATGGAAATCAGGTATTTACTGGTTCTATTTCTAATACTTCCTTAGGAAATAAAGATTTACATATTGGTAATATTCCTGGTAGAAGTGGCACAACTGCACAGTTCCGTAAGAATGAACAATTACAAGGAACTATTGACAATTTAAGGTTAAGAAACCGTGCTGTAACTCCTACAGTTCCTAGTGATGTTACTGCATATCCTGCTGCAGGTGGATTTGGATTAAACTTCACTTGGGTTGATACTGGATGGTTTACAACTAATTTAAACAAATATGATTATATCGAGTATGTTGGTTGGGGACTTAAAGTTGATAAAAATGCCGATGCTGCTAGATTAGGAACAACAGCAGTACAAACAAATACACAAGTTGGATTCATTAGATCTGCTGTAACTGCAGTAACTCCTGTTGCATTAACAACTAGCACAGCTGGTCTTGGATTGGCAGAAGCTGGTTTCCAATCTCTTGACTTTGATGATGCGACAACTACAATGTCTCAGGATACTCAGACTCCAACTTATAAACAAGATATTTGGAGTTCTAGAACTGCTACTGTTCCATCTGCAGGTTCACAAAAACTATCAGTTACAGCAGTTGTCAAAGATAGGTATTACTTTAAAGTTACAAATACAGTAAAAATTGATAATATTCAAGAGTTAACTCTTAATCAGTCATTCAATTTTACAACTGGTGCAAAATTAAGACTTAATAATGACTCTGGATCATTTATTAACTCTGGTTATATTGTAAAACAAGATAATATTAATAGAAAAATATATCTTGCTGTAAATAATAACACTTGGACTAATGATACAAATACAGGACAATTAGTTAGTGAACAATTTAATGAAGCATCTACTTACAATATTGTCGGTCCTATTCCAAATGATATTAATGAAATAAAATCATTTACTTTTGCACAAGTTAATAATACAACGCCTGGTACATTTAATATCAATCTAAACGATTATAATCATCCTGAGGGTGGATCTAATAACTTAGATGAACTTGCAATGTTCAAACCTCACAGTGATGAAGATTATTCAATTAGAATTGATGAGGTTTCTGGATCTTCTCCATTTATTGTAGGTTCTGTTGTCTTTATTACTTCATCGGATATTAGTTTTAACGCTGCTTATACAACAACTCAAATTACTAATCTAACTGGTGTATTAAAGATAACTCTTGTTGCTAATTTGAAGAAAAGACTTCAAGTTTCTGCTGTTGCTAATAGTGATGAAGTATATGTAATTACTGGAACAAGACATTATCTTTCTGCTGGTGAAATGCTACAGATTGATGGTAACCCAACACAAACTATTGGTGCTACTTCGTATGATGAATATGATGGTGCTTTTGCTGTAGATACCGTTATTAGTCCTCTTGAATTTACATATAAACTTCCATCTGCTGCTTTAACAGATCCTGCTACTACTGCAAGTAACGTTAGTATATTTGTTAAGTCTCCTGTTATCAAGATGTATAACGGACATCAATATTTGTTTGACTTGAGTCATTCTTCAATGGTTGGTGGTAACTTATCATTCTCTAAAGATAACCTATACAAACTTGAATATTCATTCAACTCTATTGAACGTGTTGGAACTCCTGGTATAAGTGGAGCAGGTGCTACTACACCAACAGTTAAATTAAAAATTGATAAATCTATAATTACAAATATTTCTTATTACTTTGATCCATCTAGAACAGGTGATGATTCTCCTGTTGTTCCTGGTAGTTATCTTGATGTAACTGATTCACCTTATGTTGGAACATTTAATATTACATCAATATCTGGTGCAACTATTACTCGTGGTGCTGATACATTTAAGTTTTTACTTCTTAATGAGCCTGAAGGAAATGCTGATATAAATCAAACATCTTATGCTACAAGTTCTGAAAAAGCAGTTGGTTCTATTGATTCTATTCGTATCATCAATCCAGGTGGATTCTATACTAGATTACCAGTTGTAACTAATATTGCCTCAACAAGACAAATTGAAAGAGTTCAAATTAACGCACCAGGTACTGAGTATGCAGTTGGTGTTTATAATGCTGTTCCTATCGGTGGTGACGGTGAAGGTGGATTAGTTCAAATTACTGTTGCTGATGGAACTGATGATGAGGGTGTAACAATTCCTGGTCAAATTCAAGAAGTATTAGTCACATCACCAGGTAAAAACTATACAACTGCAACTATTGATATTGAAGCAATTTCTGGTATCCTTGGATCTGGTTTGACTGGATCTGGTGCAGAATTAGTTGTTGTTATTCCTCCTTCTGGAACTGGTGCATCTGTATTCACTCAAGGTGATAAAGTTGGTAAGATTAAGAATCTTAAAAATAATAACTTTGGTTATGATTATCCTCATGATTATACTTTACGTCCTGAGATTACATTCCCAATTAATGCTCAGTTAACTGCTACTAGCATTCTGGATAGTATTACTGTAACTGATCCTGGTTCTGGATATTCTCAAGCACCTGCTGTTATCATAACTGGTGGTGGTGGAGAAGGTGCTGTTGCAGAGTCTACAATTAGAAATGGTAGATTAGAAAAAATTGAAGTAAAAGATCCAGGTGCTGGTTACTCTTCCACACCAACAGTTGCTCTTAAATCTTCATTTAACTATGTTGTTAACGTTGATTTAGGATTACTTCAGTTCTCATTCCCACATGGTATTACAAATGGATCACAAGTTACTTTAGATGTAACAGCTACTGATGATGGTCAAGACTTCCCACTTGCATCTGGTGCTATTGGTCGTTTGAATGGAACTACAACTTATTTTGCTATTGCTGGTACTGCAAACTCTCTTGAAGATGATCAGTTAAAATTAGCGATCACTGCTGCAAACGCAAACTTAGGTGATGCTATTACTTTCATAAACGCAGGTAATGGTCGTCAATCACTATTAACTGAATCATTTGGTGGTGCTGCTGAAGCAAACGTTATTACTTCTACATTCTTAGAAGGTGAACTTGTTTATCAAGGTGATTCTTTTGAAACTGCAACTGCACAAGGTTTTGTTTCTACCAACAATGGTTGGCAAGTTGGACCTAGAGTTATTAAGATTGTTGATTACACAGGTAACTTTGCTCAAGGTCAGAAAGTAACTGGTGTTATTTCTAAGTCTTCAGGTACTATTAGTGATCTAAACATTGCTAAAGGTGTTCTTGAAATTGGATCTATTACTAAAACTACTGGTCAGTTTATTGATGATGTTGGTAAACCTTCAGAAATTATTCAGAAGATTCAAGACTCTTATTATTATCAGGACTTCTCTTATGCTGTTAAGTCTGCTGTTTCTATTGGTGAATGGAAAGATATTCTTATTAAAAACGTTCATCCTGCATCATTTAAAGTATTTGGTGAGTTAAATCTAAATGAATATGGTCAGATTCCTAATAAAGAAACTGATTTCCAATTAACTAAGTCTGTTGAACTTGCTAGAGAAGCGATTGTTCCTAATATTCAAAACTTTGCTTTAGTTGAACCAATCTACTCTACATTTAATAATACTGAAGTATTCTTCCGTCAGAAACGATTAACATCTTCTGAGAATATTCTAACTTCTGTTGTTCAAAGATTAGATGATATTTCTAGTTTATTTGATGGTGTAAGAATTTCATTCCCTCTAACTGTTAACGGAGAAAACGTTGTTGCAAACGCTAATCAGTTAATGATTGTATTGAATGGTGTTGTTCAGAATCCTGGTTCATCTTTTGAAATTCAAGGAGACTCTGTTGTATTTGCTGAACCACCTGCACCACCTGCTAGTGTTAAGTATGTAAGTGTTACTATTTCACAGATTGCAACTGTTGAAATGACATTTACTAATGTCAGTGGTATTTTCCCTTATGTTGGTAACACTATTGCTGGTGTTACTTCTGGTGCTAGATTGATTGTTACTAAGGTTGTTGGTGACGTTGTTTCTGGTTACATTTCAGAAGGAACATTTATTACAGGTGAACTTATTACTGGAAGTGTTACTGGATTTGCTTCAAACCTTAATACAGTAACTAACGTAACTAATCTTGGTTTATTCACGTTTGGTGAAACAGTTACTAACTTTGCAGGTGACACTGCTATTGTTGAACAAATTAACTTAGAGACAGGACAAGAAACACCTCTTGCTGATCTTCGTTTTGGAATTGGTGCTGCTACAACTACTATTGATTTAGTTAGTGCTACAGATGCTACTGCTGCTGTAACTGCTGGAACAATCGTTGCAACCGATAAGATTCAAATTGGATCTGAAATCATATTGGTTAATAGTGTAACTAATTTCTCAAATTACACACAGATTACAGTAACTAGAGCACAAGATGGAACTGCTGCTGTTGGTCATTTAGAAAGTCAACCAGTCTACGGAACTAATATTTCTGTTACTAATAATCTAACTTTAAGTAAGACTGCAGGTACATATCAGTCTACACCAGGTCTCTTTAACATTCAAAATAATGATGTTATTATTGCTGCAAATTCTGGTGTAGTTGCTCGTGTCACTGCAACTTCTGTTTATCAAGATCCTGCAACTTTAGAATTTATTCCTCAAGTTAATATATCTGAAGGTTCTTCATTCTTTGGATTACTCTTTAACAGAATTGCTTCTCAAACATATCCAAACGTTGTTCTTGATAACATTGCAGAATCTCAAGTTAACATTGTTGACTTTACAAATAATACAACTGCTATTGATGCTAACTTCCCTTCAAATGAAGAGATTAGTAATATCATTATACCTTATGATAATGCCTCTGGTGCTTTAACACAAGATGAATTTGTTCGTAACTACAAATTAGAATATGGTAATAATATTGGAGACTTTATAGCAGGTGAGCAAGCATATATTAGAAAACTAACTTTTAAAGATAGAGTTGGTGATGGATTCTTCTCT